TGTCCATAGTTCTTTGTAATTTGATTGTTTAGTAATTTTTTCAGGAAAACCCCAAAATGAATATATAAATATGGGATGTAAGACTAAACAATACGGTTTTGTGGATAAATAATCCACTTTTTTAAAATATTTTTATTTGTTAAAATACGTGTCTATTATAACATAGAGAGGGGAGAAAAACTCTCCCCTATCATTATGCCGCTTTTCCTTCTTCTGTTGAAGCTTTCTTATAAGCCGTTACTAATTTTTTCAATTCACCAATTGCCTTTCTAGCTCTTGATTTGTTTACTTTTTTAGTTCCATTGTGCTCTGCTTCAAATGTTGTGAAAAGAGTCTTGATTTGTTCAAATAATTCTTGACTTGTTTGTGCCATAGTTTTTGTTTTTTAATTGTTATCCTAATCCTGTAACTAATTGCGGTTTGTTACCAACCGGCATTGTTTCAACATATTTTTTATGTAATAGTTGTCTTTCTATTTCATTCCCGTTTGCACTAGCTTTTTGTGTGAGTACACCATCGGCAGATGTAGCGGTATAAACTTCTATTGTACCATGTGTAGTATCCATCTTTGCTGGGAATGTAATACCATCTTGTCCAAATCTATTTTTCATAATATGCACTCTCGCAGTATTACTAAGTTTATCTTTAGCTTTCCTACTCAAACTCATAATAAAGTCAGCGTTCATTACTTTAGCGTATGAATCTGCTATCTTATCAGCTTCAATAATATCGCTATCGATTGCTGAACGATTTGTTTGTGATGCTGTCCAAATTGGAATTCCCAACTCACCACTCATTCCTCTTAAATCGATATACACACCACCTTGCTCAGCGTATGTACTATCGGTTTTGTTTGAATGTGATAATAACAAATCGGCGTAATCCACAATAACTAAATCGGGCTTATTACCGGCTGCTATCATCTTTTCTAAGTGAGCCTGAATTGTTTTAGATGATGCTCCTTTTGGTGGATAGTATTTGATTTTAAGTTTACCTTTTAATCTTTTTACTTTGTTCAAAACTTCATCTCTCCTTTGTGATAAATCTGATGATGCAATATGTGTAAACACAGTATCATATCTCAAACCAACATAACCTTGCGAAAGTTCTAATGTATAATGAGCTACGGTCTTTCCGGCTTTTACGGCTGCCGCACCTAATGCAGCTAACACCCAAGTTTTACCAACACCAGATGGTGCTACTACAACTCCTAATTCACCTGGCCCTAATCCACCATTCATTAATTCGTTAATACATTCCCAATCAGTACGAACGGTATCTCTAGCAGTTTCATCATAACGTTCTTCGAAATCTTTTAAGTAATCCATACCTAAATCAGCATCTACACCAACCTTCATCGCTTTATCAACCAACTCTTTGATTTTATCATAGTTGCCTGATTTTAGTAAATCGATTGACTGTACGATTACATTTTTTAAGTTTTGATTAATGCAAAATGCGGTAAATTCATCTTTTATGTATTGAAGGTCTAAGCCACCAATACTTTGATAAACTTCTTTTAATTGTGCTATGATTGTTTTTTGTAACGCAGGATTATCAACTTTAGAAACCTGTACTTTAAATACATCTAATGATGGTAACCTATGATAATCGTTATAATATGCTACAATTTCATCTACAATCCATTTATTTGTTTCTGCTTCAAAGAATTTTTTATGGATAACATCACCCAACGTATCCAACATCCTGTCATCACTTAAAAGTGCTGCCACTACTTTGGTTTGAAATGATTGTCCGTATTTTGAAAGTGTATCTTCGCTCTGCATGTATCTTTATTGGTTTACAAATATACGATAATTTAGTGAGTTCACCAAATTATTTAACTATTATATTTGTGTATGTTGATTTTAACCAATCGTTTATATCTTTCCAGTTTTGAAGAATTTTATACTTCATAGCGGCTTTGATAAATTCCATCTTGTCAAACTTTTTGTTTGGTTCGGCGAATCTATCGTTAATTTTCAACTTTGTATTTGTATTGATATGTGGTTCTTGTAATTGCATGATTTGTCTATTTCTTAGCACATCATCTTTTTGTACAAGTATATCTTCGTAGATTTTTGCTTCTGTCCTTTTATCTTCACATATTTGAAAAAACTCATCAAAAGTTATTTCTCTATCTTCAGATAATTCAGGAAATCTTTTAAGAACAGTTTTTAATCCACATCCTTTAACGCCAGGTACATTATCCGAATTATCCCCATCTAATGTTCTGAATAGTAATAGGTTTTGTGGATACATTCCCCATTCTTCTTTTACTAACTCTCTATTATAGAGCTTCTTTTTAGTTGGTGAATAAACAAATGTCTTTTCATCAACTAATTGTAAAAAATCTTTATCGGTAGAAACGATATAACATTCTTCACCTTCGCCAATCACATGCTTAGCTATGTGTCCTATTACATCATCTGCTTCGATACCATCATATATCATTGTAGTAATTGGTAAACTATCTAATAGGTCTACCAACCATACAAATTGTCTTTTCATTGAAATTTGTTCATCCTCTTGAGTCATCATTTCAGGATACTGACGATTAACCCTAAAACGATTTTTACCTCTATCTGCTTTATATCCTTCAAATATTTCTTTCCTACCTTTAGAACCACCTTTACCATCAAAGGTTAAGATAACTCTAGTTGGATTGAATTGGCGTATTTGATATCCGATTGAATTTAATGAACCAATAACTCCACCCGTATGTTCACCATCCTCATTCATAATGGGGTTGGTAGTCCAGCTACGGATGAAGGTATTGAGTCCATCTATGATAAGAACTCTACCATTCCTTACCCTTTGGGTGTTTGATTCATGTTCTGTCTCAACTTCATTGAGTAATTTTTTGTATAATTCTTTCATATTTTTTGTAACCTTTATTAGTCACCTATCACTTCCGAGTCTGTCACCAAACTATCAGTATCAAGTGAATCTTTTTTGTATTGTGAAATTGTTGCTTCACAAATCCTTTTGTAGATTTGTTCTTTTATTTCCTGATTAGTTTCTAATGTAGAAGGAAAATCTTTTGATTGAAACTTAATGATTTCTCCGGTATCAATATCAGTATATTCATACCATGCACCACTTTGTTTTACAATTCCATTATCCTTCATCAATCCTAACCAAGCACCATAGTTATCAATTCCTCTGTCAAAGAAGATATCGAAATCAGCGGAACGTAACGGTGGTCCCATCCTATTCTTTACTACTTGACAACGAACTTTAATACCTACGATTCTATCGTTACCATTTTCTTTCGCCTTAATCGTTCCCATACTCTTTAATCTTAAACGAACCGATGCATGGAAAGCGATTGCTTTACCACCAGAAGTTGTCCAAGGGTCAGAGAATGGCATTGCGTTCATTTTCTGTCTTAATTGATTTGTGAAAACCAAAGTGATTTTCTGTCTACCAATAAGATTTGTGATTTTACGCATTGCTTTGGAAATGATAATTGCTTTATCCGTAGCGTAACCATCTTTACCATAATCTGCTTCCATCTCCTTTTCAGTTGATGCTGCTGCTACTGAATCTACAACGATTGTTACATACCTATCTTTCGATGAAACTCTCACCTTTTCGATAATAGTTTCGGTATATTCAAAACATTGTTCAACAGTCTCAGCTGTCACATAAAGTAATTTGGTTGTATCTACTCCAATGGCTTCTAAGAACTCTCTACTTACGGCGTTCTCCGTGTCAATCAATACAGCGATACCACCTAACTTTTGAGTTTCGGCAAGTAAGTGAGCTGATACTAATGATTTACCACTTTGTTCTAATCCCGTAATTTCGGTAATTCTACCAACAGGCAAACCTCCATAAGGTCTATTAGAGATTGCCACATCCAACATAGATGCTCCGGTTGATACCCAACCTTCTACGTTTGTAGGGGAGTCATTGTTGTCCAAAAAGAATGCTACCTTTTGGTCTTTTGCTTGTTTGTTTAGGGACTCAGCAAGTACTTCCGCCAAGTCTATTTCCTTAGTTGCTTTCGCCATATGTTAACTTATTTTATTAATTGAAAAGGTCATCAAATGCCGCCGCCACATCATCTAATTTCTTAGAAGGTGCTGCCGCTGGTTTTGATGGAGTTGTATCAAATGGTGCTTCATCATCATTAGCAGTTGAAGATAAAGTTTCAGCTGATGCTGATTTTTCATCTTCAGAAGTTGCCGATGGATTCAACCAACCTTCTAATACATTTTTCAATTCTGCATAAGTTAATTCAGAATAAAGTTCAGTAATTTCTTTCTGATTTGTTAAGTACTTATCCGTATCTTCTTTAGAAGTTGCCAATGGAGTTTCCTTTGGTTTAACACGGATTGTTGTTACAGGGTAAGAAGTACCACTGTCTTCTGCTGATACTACTTCAACGGTAATATCCCTACCTTCATTTGGGTCAGTAATATCACCATAATCAGGATCTGCCATATAACCAAGAATCTCTTGATATACAGTTTTACCAAAGCCCCAAAATTTGACACCTTCACCTTCTTCACCTCTTACCAATACTGGTACAAAGGTTCTAAGTTTCGGCTCCATTTTCTTAGCAGCTTTCCAATCTTCCTTATCACCCATTCTTTTAAGTTTGTCAGCAAACTCAACAATTGGGTCAGGTCTACCGAATGACATCGGAGATAGATAAGTTTTGTTGTTTACGTTGTAGTGAAAGTACAATTCAATGAAAGGATTCTCTTTGTTGAATTTGTAAGGGACCAAACGAATAGTGTGTTTGCCCGGTGCTGGTTTCCAAAGTTCTACAGTTGTTCTTTGGGTGTTTTGCAGTTTGTTAAGTCTGCTCTTAATTGCGTCTAAATTAATAGCCATGTCTTTTAAGTTTTAAGAGTTTAAGGTTTAAAACGTTTATGTTTTAAGGTTGGATTATAGTGTCTTTCCTACACTTCCGTTACACATATAAATATAATGGAGATACAAATATACGAAGAAATCCTGATATTTCCAAATCTTTTTTTTTGGATATATTTCTATGGTAAACGATGTAACAAATATACGATAAATTTGTGACAATACCAAATAAAAAATACTTTATTGTAAACCGTTGTATATCTTTTTATAATCTATACAACATAGGGAGAGTATTCCTATCGTCCAACTGATTATGGGTGTTAATATGTTAGAACCATCCACACTAAAATAAAAAATTACACCACATATTGTGGAGATGAGTATTAATTGCCAGTTTTTCATATTAAGTGATAGCTATATAGTGTTCCACAATCATCATCATCTATATCGTACTCTACAACCTCCACATTAGCAGGCTCCAATAGTTGCTGTAATGTGTGAGTACTAACACTTCTCCAATATCCGAATCGAAGTGCTATGGTATCTTTACCATATAGGGGTTTGGTAATTTGAAACTCACCTAATTCATTTCGAATGGCGGTGAGAATATTAAAATCAATGTTCATATATAAGGGGTTTTATTTTTTTAAGTAAGTATTCACATATTCGGTCTGAGTCATTATTTTTTCAGTACCATTTGGGAATAATACCCGTACCATCATTTCTCCATTAGATAGGTAACGTGCGGTGATTTGGGGACTCATCATATCTTATTTATTTTAGTCTACTGGGTAAAACTTAATACTCAAAATTACATTGTCCGGCTTAGTGGCGAGTAGGGTCTCTATATGTTTGTTGGCTCTCTCTTTGGCTCCGAAGTGTCCGAATTCCATCGCATCGTAGTAACCGAGCGTTACCTTATAGAAGTCTTTTGGGAACTTACTGGTAGCATCATAGTACACTCTATGTTCAATGTTACTACGTCTTACATTGGGTAGCTTCATCAACGAAGTGATTCGGTTAGAGGAAGCGTTGACTGTGAAGAAATCAAAATCGTTCATATTTTATTTGTTTAGGGGTTCGTACATTGTATAGGGTTCATTGATACCACTCTCATTCACTCGGTAGATGGTTCTCTCAATACACCACCCAATTCCTTCTATGTAAATCTCGTTGTTCATATTTTAGTTATATTGATTCATTACTGATTGATATGCTTGGATAAACATTTGGTTGATTTGATAATTGATTTCTCTATCTAACTCTCTTTGTTTCTTTCTTACAATTGAGT